CACGCGCGAGCCGAACATGAAGCCGCTGCCGTTCAGCTCTTTCAGGATCGCAGCGTTGGTGGTCGTCGCTTCCGTGATCACGGCGCTGTCGTCGATCGGCGCCGCAGCCAGGATGGGGCAGCTGTACAAGGTCGCCAGGGGCGACTGCACCCCGCCGCTGCGCTGAACGACTACCAGATGCCGGCCGGCGCTGAACTGCGTCGTACTCAGGAGCGCCGGCGCGTTGGCGTTGGACAGCGTGTCGGCATAGACGGCGATGCGCCCGCGCAGCGTGGTGCCGGAAACGCCATCGGCGTAGAACACCACATTCAGCGAGCCAGCCGCTGCAAAGGCGCCAGACGAGAAAAGGTACTGCGTGATATTCCCGGTGACAACACCGTCGAAACCGACGATGAAGGCCAGGATCCAGTCGCCATTCGGGAACACGAGCAGCACGTGGTCAGGCGTGCTAATGGATTGGTTGCCGGCGGCGCGGTCATTCTTGATCATTGGGGCGGCCTACCGGTCAGGGGTTCAGAAGGCGCTCGCGCACGAACGCCAGCAGCTCCTCGTCGGACTTGCCGACTACTTCATCGGGGAAGATCACTACCCTGCCCTTGCTGGACTGGATGGTGATCATGAAGGCGCCCGGGGCCTCCGCCTCGGCGCGCACGTTGGCGAGCCAGGCGGCGGTACCGGGGCTCATGGGTTACTGCTTGCCGCGGCCGCGCTTCGGCGCAGGGGCTTCTTCGCCGTCGGCTGGCTTCGTCCAGCCCTCCGCGACCGAGACGTCGATCAGGTCCTGATCATCGGTCTCGATCTCGGCGCCGGCCTCGAACTCCTCCAACTCGACACCGCGATGCGCCCACTTGAAATCTTCTTGTGCGATCAGCTTCATTGCTGCTCCAGTAAGCAAAAGGGCCGCCGGGGCGGCCCTGCTGGGGTTTGTGGATTACGCCGCGCCGATCTTGAGCAGCTTGATCGCCTGGGTGTTGCGCAGCTTGCCGCCGACGCGTTTGCGCACGTAGAACTTCACGAAGCCCGGCGTGGTGATCTCGTCGCGGGTGATGCGCATGCCCACGCGATCGCAGATCAGGTAGCCTTCCTTGAAGTCGCCGAACGCCAGCGGGAACGAGTTAGCAGCCAGAGCCGGCATGTCTTCGGCTTCGGTGATGCCGTAGCCCAAGAAGGTGGCCGGCTGGCCAGCGGTCAGTGCCGGCTGCCACAGGTAGCGACCGTCGCCATCCTTGTACTTGCGCATTGCGGCCAGGATCAGCTTGCTGGTCAGCCACTGTGCGTTGTTGCGGTAGCGCGCGCGCAACGCATAGACCATGTCCATGAATACTTCCGGATTGCTTGGCAGTGCAGCGGCCTGGCCCGAGGCAATGTACTGCAGCGTGCCGAAGGCGCGGGTAGCGTCAGCGGTTGCAACCGGGGCCGGGCCACCGAGGATGCCGGTCGGCTTCTTGACGCCATCGCCGCGGATGAATGCAACACCTTCGCCGACGGCCATGGATTCCGAAGCCGAACTGGTCAGCCAGTCTTCGACGTTGAAAAACAGGTCATCGAGCGATTCTTCCGATGCCTGTGGTTTGGCCGATGCCATGCCGAAGGTTGGAGCAACTTCCACCAGGTTCGGAGTGTCGGTCTGGTTGCGGGTATCGGTCTCGCCGACCCATTCGAAACCGGCGCCGCCGATGTCGAACAGTTCCTTGTAGTCGGTGCTGCCGACCGTGCGCACGGTGGCGATCTGGCGAATCGGCGAGATATCTGCCGAGAGACGCGCGATCGTGCGCTCGATCACTTCCGGCAGCGCGTAGCCGCCGCCGGAATTGCTGCCGGCAGTCGCTTGGGCGGCACGACGCTCGCCTGGGCCGGCGTTGCCTTTCGCTTCCAGCGCCTGGAAGGTCTGCTGCATGCGCTGTTCACGCTGGAAATCGCGCGGCGAGCGGATCCAGTCGTACAGCGCTTCCTTGTACTCGGTCGCTTCCTGGCTTTCGCCTTGTTCGCGATCGGCGCCGGAGAACGCGCCCGGGCGAGCCAGCCTGGTCTCGACCTTTTCCAGGCGCGACTTCTGCTCCGACAGCGAGGTCATGGCTTCGTCCATGCGCGCCAGCTTGGCGTCCAGGTCAGCGGTCGACTTGCCGGCCTTGATCGCCTCGATGCGCTGGTCATTGGTCTGCTTGTATTCGCTGAACGCCATGTTGATCCTGTCGATCGCTTCGGCGACCGAACGCAGGGTCGGCTCTTCACGCTTTTCGTACGGGACTGCCGCGGCTTTGGCTTGGAACGCGGCGAAGTGTGCGGCCATGGTCGCGGCCAGCAGGATAGTCTTCTTCATGTGATCTTCTTTCACGAGGTGAGGGTTTCGAGAAGCCGATTGGCGGCTTTCAGTGCCGCAGCAGCCTCATGAGCGTCCCGCTCATCCAAGGCGATGCGTTTGACCTCGGCGAGGAACGCTTTGGCCGTGTCCGCCGAGAAGCCCGCATCCCGCAGGGCTTGTTCAGCTTGACGAATGGTTTTGATGCCGGCGACGTCGGCCGCCTTGACGCCGGTGATGCGCGCCTTCTCGTTCGCTGGGAACGTGACGAGGGAGACTTCCCACAGGTCGACCTCGGTCAGCGTGCGCACGTCCGTCTCACGGTCGTAGGTCCACTGCTTGGACACGAAGCCGATCGACAGGCCGTTGAGGGCGCCCATCTTCAGCAGCGCGTAGGCTTCGGCGCCCTTGACGGTATCCAGTGCCAGCTTGCCTTTGATGCGCAGCCCCTTCGCGTCCTCGACCATCTCGAGCCAGACCCCGATCGGCACCGTCGCGTCGTGTTGCCACAGCATGGCGGGCATGGTGCCGGCCGACTTGTGCACAGCGAGCGAGGCCAGATACGCGCCTGGCGCGATGACGTCGTCGTAGTTATCGCGCACGCCGAACACTGAGCCGTAGCCCTCGACTGTGCCGTCCTCGCCGACAGCTTTGATCTGCAGGACATACGATCGGATCTCGCGGCCGCCGGCCGGGTGCGCGCTCTTGCGCTCGGGCGCCGATGGGCCGGCCGAACGTGGCGACGGCTGCGCCTCGCGATTCGGCGTCATGTTCTTGCGCTCGCGCGCGTCGCTCGGCTTAGGGAGTGTCTTCATCAGGGGTTCCTTGCGTGCCGCCCTTCGCCATGTTGAGCGGGGTCAGCGGGTCATCCAGGCCGGGGAGAGGGTCTTTTCCTTCCTCGTCCCGGATTTCGTTTCGGGTGTAGATGCCCATCTCGGCCATCGTGCGCGCCCACATGGCGCGGTCCTTCATCGAGCCTGCCATCAGGTACCGGATGTCGAACTCGCCGAACAGCGGGCCCGATCCGTCGAGCAGCATCTCGTCCATGCGCTGCGTCCAGGCCATGTGCCACGGCGCGAGTGTGTGCTTGACGTGCGCCGCAAAGAACGCTTCCGAGCTCGCGAAGGTTGCCGACTTGTCGTTGTGGCCGACCATGATCGGGAATACGCCGTAGCCGCGGCAGATTTCTTCGATCTGCAGTCGACGTGTCTCGACGTGCTGGGCGTCGACGCCGGTTTGCGACGTCGGGGTCCATTTCGCGCCGTTGTCCAGCACCAAGGGATCGCCGTTTTTCGCCAAACCAGCGAATTTCTTGATCCAGGCCGTCAGGCGCGTGTGCTGCGTTTCGTCGAGCGTCTTGTCGACCGAGTACACTCCACTGGGGCGCAGGCCGTTTTGGTGCATCGCCGCCTGGCTCTGCTCCGTGGCCAGCGCCAGGCCGATTGCTGATCGGGCCAGCTTGACCGCATCGAGGTTGTGGACCCAGTCCCACTGGAGGCCGTTCAGGAGAAACACATCATCCGGACTGAACGTCCCAATCAAGCCGTATTCGTCGTAGCACCGGTAGACCACCTCGTAGCGCGACACCCGCTCGACAGTCCAACTACCCGGCGGCACGGGGATCAGCTCGCGCACGCGACGGTTGTCCCCGCGGACCTTGATGGAGAGCGCGCGTCCTTCCAGCACGGCGTGCATGGTCATCTGCCGGCGCCATTCGAACGATGTTTGCCACTCGTTCGGCCGTCGCGCCAGCAGGCGGTACTCGGGGATGTTGGTGGCCTTTTCCCGGCTGCCGTCGTCCTTTTCGCGGTAAACGTGCAGCTTCGGCGTCGCGCAGCCGTCGGCAATCACCTTCACGCAGGCCAGCACCGTGGAGACCTGCAGTGCGGTCTGCGCGTTGACGTGAACGCCGGCGATAATGGCGCCGCCGCGTCCGTCGATCAGGTCCATGATCTGGGCGTCGGTGCGCTGGGCAGACTTGCGCCCGAGAATGCGGTCGATGAATTTCAATCTTTGTCCCACCATGATTTAGCGACTTCGCAGCCACTGATTGCGCGGGCGACGCCCATGATCGCAGCCACAGGGCCGTCGATCTTCTGCTCGGGCTTTTCCTTGCGCGGGTAGATGTTGTCCTTGGCGTCGAGCTTTGCCACGACGTTGGACATCATCCAGGTCAGCAACGGGTTGCCGTCGTGGTGCACCCGGCCGGCCTTGATCGCGCTTTCGAATTCCTTCATCGGCAGCGACAGGTTCTTGACGGTCTGCCCCACCTCCACCGCGGTGATACCGTTCTTCGTGAGCCGCTGTTCGAGCTGGGCGGCGCGGAATGGGTCGAAAACGACTTCGTCCGGCCCGAACTCGGCCACAAGGGCGAGCATGTCCTCCTCGATCAGGTCGAAGTCGATCTCGGCGCCGTCGTGCTGCTGTAAGAAGCCCTCGATCACCCACTTGCGGTAGGCGTTCGCGTTCTTCTCCGCGTTCTCGATGGCGAATTCCGGCAGGTAGTAGTCGCCGAACAGGTAGAAGTGCTGCTTGCCCTCGATCTCGCGGACGAACATCAGCATCAGCACGCACACGTCCGAGCGGCTCGCCAAGTCCAGCACCAGGTAGCAGCGCTCTCCCTTGAACTGCTCGCGGCGCAGCGTCCGGTCGGCGCATTTGGCCCACTCCAGCATGTTCAGCCAGGCAGACTTCGCAGAACACCAGATGTTCAGGTGCTTCGTCTTGAAGCGGGTTTGCTTCGCGGCGCTCTGCATCGCCTGACGCTGCTGCGACAGCAGGAAGTCTTCGTCGACGGAGATGCCGAAGTTCGGGTTTGCCTTGCGCAGCGCGGCCGGACTGGTCCAGTCGTCCTTCTCGTCGATCGTGTAGATCAGCGCGAACAGCTCGGGGTCGTCCAGCACGCCCTCGAGCACCTTCTTGGCGTCCTGCTCCTGGTCGAAGCACGGCCCGGCGATGTTGAAACCGGCCGTGGTGATCATCAGTAGCAGCGGCTGCTCTCGGGCGCCCATGCCGGTCTCCATTGTGTCGACCAGGTCGGAGGTGTCGTGCTCGTGGTATTCGTCGACGATCGCGCAGGACGGCGATGCGCCGTCGCCAGGCTTGCCGATCACTGGCTCGAAGCGAGAACCGTCTTCCGGAACCAGTAGCGCCTTCGCCCAAACCTCGGCGCCGAGCAGCTCCTGCAGGTCGGGCGTGCGCTCGAGCATCTGCTTCGCCGGCCGAAACACTTCCCAAGCCTGCTTCTCGTTCGTGGCGCCGGAGTAGACTTCGGCGCCGAACTCGCCGTCGGCGGCGAACATGAACAGGCCGAGCCCCGAGCCAATGATCGACTTGCCGTTCTTCCGCGGGACGGCGAAGTACGCCTTGCGAAACCGGCGCCGATCGTTTTTCTTGATCTTCCAGCCGAACAGCGCAACGAAAGCGAAGCACTGCCAGGGCTCCAGCTTGATCAGCTCGCGCTTGCGCGCCCACTTGCCCTTCGTATGCGGCATCAGCGACAGGAACGTGCACACCTTATTGGCGGCGGCCGCGTCGAAGTAGTACGGGTAGGCCTTGCGTTTGCTGGCCTTCAGGTCGTCCAAGTGCCGCTTGCATGCGAGCTTGACCCACTTGCACGCGACGATCTTCTTTTTCACGACTGCCTGCGCATACTCCTCCGCGATGCCGACGTAATCGGCGGCCGACATCAGTGCGCCTTCTTGTCGCCCAGGAGCGCGGCGAACGCGTTCACCTTCGGCGCCTTCTTGGTCGAGACCCGTGAACGGTCGGCCGGCGTCATGCCGAGCACGGCCAGCGCGGTACGGATCTGGGCCAGCTGCGCGGCGGTGACGTCCGGGTCAGGCGTGACGCGGAAGTACGCAACCTGGCGCGAGGCCAGCTCGACGGCCATTCGGTCGGTCGCCTGCAGCACGGACGGCGGCAGTGCGCTGACGATCTCGTGCCATACCGCGCGCTGGGCATCACTGAAGTATTCGGGCGGCGCCGGATCGAACGCGCCGGCCTCGAAGTCTTCTCGGCGCCGGTCCGGATCCTTGTCAAAAGCACCCCGAGCCTCCAGCACCGCCGAAGGGGTTCGGGGTTTGGGCATGCTAAAACTCCAATAGGTCGAAAGTTTGAATTGCGGAAGTAAAAATAAGACGAGCTAGTCGGTCTAGAGGCAAACCGGCCCAGAGACCTAGGCTCCCCCCGCCCTTTCGGCCTGGGTTTTGGCCTTGTGGCAGGGCGAACAGGCTGCCTGGAGGTTCGATTCGGCTTCGATCTCGTCGCTGGTCCAGCGCGCTTCACGTGCGGCCGCCTTGCTGATCTTGTGGTCGACCTCGGTAGCGACGACGCGACAGCTCGGTCCTTTGATCTGGCAGAGGCCGCAGTCGCGCTGCAGGATGCGCTCGCGGCGCTGCTGCCACTCGTAGCCGTAGCCGCGCTGCGCGCTGGTCTTGTCACCGTTGCTACGGACCCAGCCGGAAGACTGCTTCATGTGCTTGTCGCAATAGCCAGGGGCGTCAACCAGCTTGCCGCAGCCGACCTTCCTGCATATGGTTTTAGCGCGGGCGACCATCAGGCCCGGCCCGCCTTCATGCGCTCAGCAACAGCAGACAGGTCATCAGCGTTGATTGCCACTGTCACCTGAGCAGTGAGCTGCGTGCCATTGCGGCCCTCTATGGTCACCAGCGTAACGCGCCCTGGGTCAAGTCCCAGTTGTTCGGCCATGGCCTTTCCGAAGATGCGTGATTCGAACGGGTCTTTGCTCATGGTTACTTCCCCCTTGTGTGTTCCCTGTGCTATCGAGTGACGGCAGGCACCAAAGCGGCGACCTCGTGCAGCAGCAGGCCCGGCTTGCCGTAGCCCTTGGCCTGCAGGATCTCGGCGGCGCGCTCGGCCTCGACCAGGCGCGCGCAGATGCGATCGAGGGCGCCGCTGTTCGTGACGCTCCAGGTGATGGCCGGCGCGCGGCCGGTGACGGCGCGGACGATCTGCTGGCGGTAGCAGGTAGCGGTGGTCATGCTGCCGTCCTGGCGGCGGCCTGCTCGCGCTGGCGCGCCACCGTGTAGCGCAGCCACGCCAGCTCGTTCTCGACGCTCATGTGCATAGCGCACCTCAGAAAAAGAAAAGCCGCCCGGTGCATTGCTGCGAGGGCGGCTCGATGTAATCAAAAATAGTTACGGAAATGCTTGCTGATGTAATCAATAATGATTACAATAGTCTCATTGAAACAAACAACGGAGGTGAGGTGAAGCAAAGCGAGTTTGTCAGGTGGCTCAAGCAGTTCGGAGCGACCTTCGAGGATGGCGCAAACCACACGAAGGTCAGGCTGAACGGCAAAACGAGCTTCCTACCGAGACACCCGAGCAAAGAGATGAAGACCGGGACCGTCGAAGCGATTAAAAAACAGCTGAACCTAAAGTGAGGGATGCCCCGAAAGGGGCTTCCGGCTTCACCGAACATTCCACTCCACGCACCTCGAAAGGGCGAATGATGAAATATCCTGCAATCTTTACTCCCGCCGAAGAAGGCGGTTTTGTTGTCACCTTCCGCGACATTCCCGAAGCGATCACGCAAGGGGACGACGAGACGGAATCACTCTTTATGGCGCGCGATGTCCTGCGCGAAGCCATGGGCGTCTACTTCGAAGAGAAGCGCGCTGTGCCGGCACCATCCAAGCCTCAGAAGGGCGAGCGCCTGATCGACTTGCCGCTGAGCGTTGTGGCCAAGGTCCACTTGCTGAATGCGATGCTGGCGCAGCAGGTCGCACCGTCTGAGCTGGCCCGGCGCTTGGGCACCACCAGGCAGGAGGTGAACCGCTTAACCGACCTGGAGCACGCGACGAAGATCGATCGCATCGCCGAGGCCATGTCGGCCATGGGCCGCGAACTAGATCTGGTCACTCACTAAAACGCTACAGGCGCTGGTTGGATGGCGCCGGTTACCTATGCTACCGTTACCAATTCAACAATCAAAGGAATGTCAATGGACTATGCTGAGCAACTATTCGCACTTCATGTGCATCTCGAGGTATCCAAAATCATCGAGCAAGAGCTGAGGGATGGTGAGATGACGCAAGGTGATATGGATGAGCGGGTCGAAGAACTTACTCGATACTTTGTCCACGGTGCTGCCAAGACAGCCCGTATCATTCGCGAAATGCGCTCTCGAGCCTGACTAAAGCAAAAAGCCCGCTACCATCTGGAGCGGGCTTTTTCTTGGCGTGCGAATGGCTGCCAACGGCAACCACCCAGCAATTCGCAATGTAGACCTGAATTATAGATCAGCGGAAATTTAACGTGGGAAATTATTTACTGTTGGAATTTTGATACAGGGAAAGCACATCGACCAGCGCGTCCTGCGCTGCGGCCAGGCGCTTCTCGAAGTCGCCCGGAGGAAACCTGACCAGCGCGGCAATGTACGGCTTGCGGGCGCCGTCGACGTACAGCAGGCCGAGGATCCGGCGCTGATCCAGGCTCAGCTTGACCATGGCGCGCCCGAGCAGCACCGCGTCGGCAGTATCAATGGCGCGTTCGCCCGGCATCGTGGTGGAAGCCGTCCCCAGCTCGGCCCGTCGGAGCGACTCGCAGATGGCGCCGGTCATGCAGGCTGCCGCCACCGGCCCTTCCGACGACTTCGCCCACCGCCCCCAGTTCTCAAGCCGATTGGTGATCCCGCTGCGATCTACCCCTGGCGCTGGAACGTTATGCGGCGCCGGTGCTGGCGCTCGCGCGTAAGGCACTTCGGCGAAGTCGTCGATCCGCCTCGCTGGCGTGCCAGCCGGCCGCCAGTTGAGGGTGATAGTTTTACGTTGCTCGATCAAAATGCCTCCACCCATGCTTTACCAGTAAAACGAATGACGCCCCGCTTTTGCAGCACGCGCAGCCTCTCGTCTATCACGCGCGGCGGCGGCACCGGCCGGCTCAACAAGCCCCGTGTACACAGCGGCCACGCCAGTTTGCGCAATCCGCTGGCATCTGTGTCGAGCTGACGCATCGTGGTGCGGCCGGCCCGGATCTGGGCCAGCAACGCTTGGTCGAACTCCTGAAATTTATCGAACTGCATTCTTTCCCTCCATGTTGCTTAGTGCGGCCCGCTGTCCAACGCCACTCAATCCGCAGCGTTCGCCGATCCGGTCCTGAGCGTCTCGTGCCAGCGCCATATCGACCTCGAGGTAGGCCATCGTCGTCGCCAGATTTTCATGCCGCAGGATCATCTTGATCGTCTGCACCGGCACACCGGCCTCCGACAGCAGCGTGGCGAACGTGCCGCGCAGACGGTGTGGCGTGATGCCCTTGAGCGAGCACGTGCTGTTCGCCTTGCGCATTACCTGGCGCGCGAAACCGCACTTGAATTCCTTCCCATCCTCCTTCACCACGATCAGGCCCTGGGCCTGCCGCTGCGGCGCCAGGTGCTCGACCAGCCAGGCCGGCATCGGCACCGGCTCGGCCTCCCTGCCCTTCGTGATGCCGGGCGTGTACGTGGCGCGCTGCCAGTCCACCCATTCCCAGCGTGCCGACGCGCACTCGCTCTCGCGCAGCCCCAGGCCGAACATGAGGCGCACCGCGGTGGCCACGGCCGGTGTGCGCTTGGCGGCGTCGTCGACAGCGTCGAACCAGGTCTTGGCCACGTCCAGCGGCAGGATGGCGCGCGGGCGCTTCTGCACCTTGAGCATGGACACACGCCACGGCGCCGCCGCCAGGGTTCCGCGCTTGACCGCCCACATGGTCAGCAGCTTCAGGATCCGCAGCCAGTGGTTCGCGCTGGCCGGCTTATGGTCCTGCAGGTGCAGGTTGCGCGCCACCTCGACGTCGGCGGTGGTGATGGCGTCGATGCGCTTCACGCCCAGCTCGTACAGGTGCAGGCGCCGGAACGCGTCCACGCTGCGGATGTGGGCGGCGCTGGCCACCGGCCGGTGCACCACGATCCATACCTCGATCAGCTCGTCGAGCGTCGGCACCGGCTGGCCGCCGTTGGCGCGCACCACCGCGGCGTCATACTCGCGCTGCGCCACCTCCTCGGCCAGGCGCCGGTTCTTCATCCTGGTGCTGCGCTGGGTGCGCACACCGGCGACCTGGAAGCGATAGTGCCAGGTGTTGCCCTTCTTGAAGACGTTCGCGCTCATGGCTCGAACCTTTCACGACCGCGCGCGCGCGGCGCTGCCGGCGACGGCGTACCGCCAGTCCACTGCTCGAACCGGCACGTGGCGCCCTCGAATCGAAGCGGGATATCGCCCAGCGAGCCGCTCCGTTGCTTCCGCACCAGCACCTCGGCGAAGCCGCGCACCTCTTCGTTCTCGGGCTCGTACATTTCGGGCCGGTGCACCAGCATCACGATGTCGGCGTCCTGCTCGATCTCGCCCGAGTCGCGCAGGTCGGACAGCATCGGGCGCTTATCTGGCCGCCCTTCCACCTGGCGGTTCAGCTGTGCCAGCGCGATCACTGCGACGCCCAGCTCCTTGGCCAGCGCCTTGAGGCCGCGCGAGTACGATCCGATCTGCTCGTGCCGCTTTTCACCGTCGCCGCCAGTCATCAGGCCCAGATAGTCGACGATGATCACGTGCAGGCCGTGGCGCCGCTTCCATGCCTTGGCCTTCAGACGCAGCTCCAGCAGCGTGATCGCCGGCGTGTCGTCGATCGCGAAGCGCATGTCGTCCAGCTTGACCGTGCCCGCAGTGATGCCGCTCCAGGTGGCCTCGTCGTCGGGATGGATCTGGCCCAGAATCGACGACAGCGCGACACGGCCTCGGTTTGCAAGTGCGCGGCTCGCGATCTCCTGCCCCTCCATTTCCATGCTGAAGTTCAGCACGCTGTAGTGCTCGGCCATGTTCAGACCGATGTCGGACGTCAGCGCGGTCTTGCCCATCGAAGGCCGGCCGGCAACGATGATGAGCTGGCCAGGCCGCACGCCGCCGTTGAGAAGGCGGTCGATAGCGGGAATACCGGTCGCCATTGCAAGCGCACGCCCTTCGGCGCGATCGCTGATCCCGTCGACCACGCTCGCCAGGATCTCGCGGATCATCTTCGGCTCGTTGCGCACGCGGCGCTCGGCCAGCGTGGTGACCATCGTCTGCATGGAGTCGAGGATTTCATCCGCCGACCGCCCCTTCGTGTTCTGGGCCAGGCCGTTGATGGAGTCGGCCACGTGCATCACGCCGCGCAGCAAAGCGCGGTCAACCACGATGGCAACATACTTCCCAACGTTCGCGGCGCTGGGCACGCTCTGGGCGAGGTGGTTGAGATATGCCCCCAGCCCCTCGGTGAACGTGGCGCCGCGCGCCTCCAGGCTGGCCCAGACGGTGACGGGATCAGCTGGCTGGCCGGCCATCACCAGTTTCAGGATCTCGGTATAGATCGCCCGATGGTCCTCCCGCGTGAAGTGCTTCGCCTGCAGGTCTCCCATCCGGTCGACTGCATCGTTGAACTTGAGCAGCGCGCCAAGTACCGCCTGCTCTGCCTCGATCGACTGTGGAACGCCGACCGCTTCTGCCATGTTGCTCATGCTGCTTTCCTTGCGTGTTGGCCGCTCGAGATGTCGGCAAAGCCTTTGCGGCTGATGATCCAGTCAAAGCCGGCATGCGGCGGGATGGCGGCGGTATCGCGCACCCAAGGGAAGTACCGCTCGACGAAACCGGCCTTCTGCGAAAACGTCGTGAACTCCCTGATGGCTGCTGCGCGCGCCGGCACGAAGATCGACGTCGAGACGTCACCAAGTTGGGCGCCCAGCGCAGCATTGAACGCCTCGATCACAACGAGCTCGGCGTCGCTGTATGCCGCCTGCACCTCGTCGAGCCAGCCAGCGGCATTCAGCCAGCTGGCCGGGTATGGGATGTACTGAGGATCCGACCATTCACCCGACTTCACTACCTGCTCCAGGCTGGCCAGGATTCGATCGAGCAGCCCATCGTCCGGGTTCAACTTGGCGAAGGCCTTCTCGGCAGTCTGGCGCGACTTCTTCCGGGGATAGGCTGCGTAGAAGCGCTCGAATCGGGCTGCGAGCTCGGCAGCGGTACCCGTCTTGGCCCGGCCTTTTCGGCCTGCTGGGGTTTCGCCAACCTGATCGCGGTCCGCTTGCGGAGCGCAAGAACTTGTCTTTTGGTGGTTGTCTTTTGGATAGTTGTCTTTTGTGTGTACGGATTCTGTACACATCGACTGTACGGATTCTGTACACCCCCTGTACGGATCCTGTACAGGTACGGATTCTGTACACCCCTGTACGGATTCCGTACATGTCGAGTCGCTGACCAGTTTTTCGAGGCACACCCATTTCCGGTAATCCTTCTGGATGCCCACGATCGAACCGAACCGGCCCAGGCGTTTCGTGATGATGTTGCGCAGCGCAAGTTGGTTGAGCGCTGCGGCGACGTGCGGCCGCGCCAGTTTGCACATCTCTGCGATCTGCGACGCGGAAAGATCGTCCTCGACCTTGTTGAAGCCGTAGGTCTTACGAACGATCGCCATCGCAACCTTCCACTGGTTGGCAGTCAGGCCCGCGCGCAGGAATGCCTCGAGCAGTTCGTTTGCCAGCTTGGCATAGCCGTCTTCAAGCTGTGGCGTGCTCATGCTCAGTTCGCTCCACCTTCGTCAGCGTTGGTGCTAGGCTTGTCGTCGAAACGACGTGCGTGCTGAAGCACATCGTCCAGGTCAAAGTACGGTCCGGCCTCGCTCGGCACCAGGCGCGCGACGGCGGCAGCCTTGAGGAGCGCTTCACTGATGTCGATACCATCATCTTCTGCGCGGTCGCGGATAAAGCGGCCGAAGTGCGCACGCGCGGCGAAGATCTCACCCATGTGCATCAGGCGAAACAACAGCGGTTCGATTTGCGCTTCGCCGCCCTTCTCGCGCAGCGCCTGGACTGTACCCAGCATGCCGCGGTTGAGCGGGATGTCGGTTAGGTAGTAGCCCGGCCGGCGACGCTTGGGCGCCGGTATTGGCCGCCGCGTTGCGGCCTGGAAGACATTGACCATTTCGACGAAAAGCGCCGGGTCTACCGGCTTCGTCATCCTTGCGGCTGCATGTTCCATGTGGATTTGTCCTGTCGTAAAGATTTTGGGCGTAGAGAGACCCTGCACCGAGCGGGTAAGCGGTCGGTGCTGAAGAGCTACTCGATCACTTAGCTGGTTGAGTCCGCGTGCTCGACCAGCTCTGGCCAGATGCGATGCCAGTCATCCGGGCGAAGATCCTTGCGGGTCACGATGCCACCGGTGGCCCTTTCGATCTCTACGCAACGCTCTGCGGGGACGGGTCGTCGAGAATTCGCCCACTGGCTGATGAGCACAGGCGCAATTTTGAGTTGGGCGGCGAGAGCACGCTGGGCTCCACGGCCCTGGAGGTGGTCAATGAGTCTCATGATTCCGACTATAGCAAAATGCACTCGTTACATCAATAGCGTTTTGCATGTTGCATCCGAAAGCATTTTGCTATTTAATAGCTCCATGGCCACCATTAAAGACACCCGACTTGCCAATCTCCAGCTGCTAAAGAAGGAGGCCGGCACACTTACCGCTCTTGCCCACACGGCAGGGACTTCCCCGGCGTACCTCAGCCAAATCGCGAATGGCGTGCGAGGGCTTGGTGATGCACTGGCTCGAAAGCTGGAGGCGGGATGCCGCAAACCGCTCGGTTGGATGGATAGGGACCATGATTCGCCTGGAAGCGATGCTGTTACTTTCGACGAAAACGTCAGGCGGGCGAATCCCGCCCTTCGTCCTATCCCGGTTATTTCGTCCGTCCAGGCCGGCGCCCTGCGGGACATGGAAACCCCCTACCCGGTGGGCTCTGGCTATGCAATCGAGTACACCGACGACGAAAAGCTTTCGCGCTGGGCATTCGGTCTGGATGTCGAGGGGCTGTCGATGATGCCTATGTTCCAGCCAGGCGATCGGATCATTGTGGATCCTGATCTGGCGCCAAATCCTGGTGATTTCGTCGTCGCCCGGAATGGCAGCGACCAGGCTACCTTCAAGAAATACCGCCCTCGAGGGATCGACCACAACGGCGAAATGATTTTCGAGCTGGTCCCGCTGAATGACGACTACCCGACGCTGCGCAGCGATACCGAGCACTTGGTCGTGATAGGCGTGGTGACCGAGTTCAAGAAGAAGCTCCGTCGGACATAGTGGATGGATATCACCCACGACGAGAGCGCTTTTACGCCGATCCGGAGGGTCACTCTGCAGCTGCGTGCTGGCGTGAATGGTTACGAAACGATCCCTGACATGACGGTCGTAGAGCCGCTTCTGATTCCCTCGTCGGTGGTGCGTGCACTCCAGGTCGATCCGTCGCGGCTGCTCGCTTTTCGAATCCGTGATATGGGAATGGAGCCGATGCTGTTCGAAGACGATTGGGTCGTTATCGATACCAGCGACAGGAAGCGCCGCAGTCGAGAGGTTTTCGCGGTGAATTGGAACGGCGAAGCGTGCGTACAGCAGCTCGTGGAACGCGGCGGCCAGTGGTACCTGAGCTATACGAACCCAGACTTCAAGCCCATTAACACCCGGAGCGGTCAGATCAGCATCGTCGGCCGCGTGGTATATCAGCCAGGGCGTATTGTCACCGGAAGGCTATAAGGCGCAACGGCACGCCTGGATGCCGATCTATATTGGAACTGCTTATGATCGAAGAACCAGTCGATAACACTCCCATATTTTTTAGAACTGTTGAGGAGTTCTGTCGACGGCCGAATTATCAGCTCAGACTTCAATGCACGAGCGACAATTTGGATAGGATTATCGGGAAATACGAGCGGCCAAAGGATAACCAGATTCAATGCGGACTGAACGGCTGCACGAAGGAGCATATGTTCGGGTACGTGATTCGCGCAAAGGATGGCACTGAAACTAATTGCGGTCAGGTATGCGGCAGACGGGAGTTTGGGGTGAAGTTTGAGGAGGTCGAGGCTCTATACAAAAAGGCCGAAGACGCTCAGCTGCGAAAGCGTCTACTGATGGAGCTGGCAGAGAACCGAACCACCCTCTTGCGTCAGGGAGAGGACGTCCACGCCCGCGTTAAAGAGTGCAGCGAACGGGTTTCGAAAGTGATACAGGAGGTCGAGAAGGACTTCGCCCTCAGCAGCGCCTTCCGCTCCTGCATCCGTAGCGGTGGCAAGATTCGCGTTGAGAATAAAGTCGATGAGGCGCTGCGACGCGCAAAAGCAGACCTTGTAACGATTGGCGAAATCCAAGGAGGTACTGTTCTCATTAATTATGAAGAACTGCCGAAGACGATCTACTATAAATTCCTGCTGCCCTTGCGGGAACTTGATATTGTTCAGCTAGACAATCTAGAAAATAATGAATTGGAGAAGAAAAATCGCGAAGTCAAAGATTTAGCCGTAATTCTGGCTAACGCACGAGATTTTCTAATTGATGCAGAAAAATTTACAGGGACGGAAAACTTACGAGAATTTTCAAAGCTGAAAGAATTAATGCCCACGAAGTCCAGGACAGACCGGGTAGACAGGATCCTATTGAGGCTACCGAGAGTTTCTTAGTTCGCTCACGCCATCTTGATCGAGCCCCAGGGTCGACACGATTTGCCCACCCGGGACAAGACGCTCAGCCTCAACGTTTGCGGCTAAAACGTCCCTCGCCCATGCTATCGCCTTGACGGCATGTGACCGACAGTTCTCAACTGATCCGAACGTGAAACCATCTACGTTCACCACAACTCGCCCGGAAAACTCGTCCTTTGAAATCGTAATGATGCCGATCTCCGTCATATCGTCGTAGTCGGCCTGGCCAGATTTCAACACTGCCTTCAGCATTCTGCATCTCCACGCCCCGCGAGCCGGGGCTTTTTTTCGCGCGGATCGTCCGGCGACGGAAGCAGTTTACGCCTTACAGAGAAATTTGTGCAAAAAGCTATTGCATTCGTGGATAGCATAATGCTATAGTTTGACCAAGCTCAGGGATGAGATGTTTGCAGATTGCACTACATCGAATCTCTTGAACGAGATTGCCCCAGAAACAACGAAGCCACCCGGTCTCTCACCACCGGATGGCCCCTTACGCCCCGAACTTTTGGAGAAAGACAATGGCGAATCGTAATAATAGCATCAAGGAAACACCTGCTGCAATACTGGGTAAAAACCCAGAAGCGGTCCATCGGCATGACAACTGGCTAATCCCTGAAACTCAAAACAATCGCGATGCGCAGTTCGCAGCCACTGTCTTGGACGTCAGTCGGGGCGCTAAAGCTATTGCCGGGATTTTGACATCCCATCTCGTCGACCTGGAAGCAATCCATGATGGAGATCGCGGTTCTCGTCCCCTGTTGAGCGCCGCCGATACCGAAGCGCTTGCCCGTCTGGCCTTTTTCTCGCTGAGCACGCTACATGAAATGGCAGTCGATCAGGTCGATCGCTTCAATTCGGCGAGCATGGAGGGTGCCACGAAATGAGCGATCAGAACATCCACCACAACAACGTGGAGCGCGCGCCGTATGAGTTCGGTCGTTTGCTGCGCACGCTGCCCGACTCCTACGATCTGCCGAGCGTCGAGATCACCGCCGAGGAGCACAAGAAGCTTACCGCAGCAGACTGCCACGCCGCCCAGTACGCCAACACCTTGTTGAACGGCCTGGAATCCCTGGGGCGCATGATGTACAGCGCTAGCCTGAACCAGCGCCAAACGCTTGAGTCGTCCGACGTCGCCCAGGTCGGGCTGCTGGTGACCGATCTTGCAGTTCAGCTCCAGTTTCTCGACGAATTTCGCAGTGCCGTCGCCGGACGCCACATCTTCGCCGCGGCGAAAGGAGCGCGCAAATGAGCCGAGTACCGGACAATGATCTGGCACCACTGTTCAAGCCATTCGAATGGGTTGGCAAGAGTGACCAGGCCGACAGCGGCCGCTACACCATGCTGTCGAACATCCGTGACTTGGCGTCCGGAACATCCCTCGCACTGCAGCTGATCGAACGATCTGATTTGCAGCGCGAGCGTGGCGACGCACCGATTATCGACGGCGCCGACGCGCTGCGATTTACGCGGATGTCGATCGCTGCGATGAGCGTGATCGAAGGCTATATCGACGAGCACTTCGATGACATGAGCGACAGTGGCGCCATGCGGCGCCAAGTGGCCGCGCAAAAGGAAGGTCCAGCATGAGCGCCATCGACAACAGCACAGCAACTCCGGTGCGGCGCCCGCTCGTCCAACTTGTCGGCTTCGAATGCGGCGTGCACCTCGGCCCGCCGATCGTGCATGCCACGACGCCTGGCGAAATGTTCGGCGTGACGCTCGCCGGCGCGCTCGAGATGATCGACGACTTCGCGGAGCCGGGGCGCACCCTGTTGCTGGACCTGCACGCGGCGCTTGATCGCATGGCCAAGACCAATCAGCTGTCGCCGCTGCTGTACCGCGAAGCCGCAGTGTCCTGGTGCTTTGCCGCCCGGAACACCACAACTGGAGTGAAGTCATGCTAGATCGAGATACGGAAAAATTGGTGGCGCTTTTGCGCGCAGGCGAAGTAGCGCTGGAGCTCTGGCGCGCGGAAGAAACGGCCGCCAACGCTCGAGCTGCCTACCACGCCCGCATTCGCCGGTACGAACGCCTTCATCACAATGGCGAGCGCTTGAAGATGGATCCAGCGAACGCGGCTCACGCGGCAATTATCGAGTACACCCGGGAACGCTACGACGCCGCGTTGTCAGCCAAGCGCCGTGTGCATTCGATCCGGCAAAAGCTGCGCCGTATCTGCGTAAAAGTGGCGCGCCTGTCGGCTATGGGTAAAGAAAGCGAGGCGAACAATGGCTGATCAGCACGACATGGAAGACGACACGGCGCCGCGCATCGACTGCGTCGACGTCGCCCAGCTGCTGCGCGACATCGGCGAGGCCAGCGCGCAGGAGAGCAGCGTAGAGCTGTTCCGGCTGTGCCTGGGCGCGCAGCGCGTGCTGGCCGCAGTGGTTGGCGATCGGGTGGCGCCATGAGCGCCTTCGACTGGCGGACGTTGCGCGCCGTGGGTCAGGGCGTTTGCATGGGCTGCGTTGTCGCCAGTATCGCTGGCGCCGTCGTCTGGCGCTTTGGCGATGCCGGACTCCTCGGCCTGGCCGTTGCTGCCGGCCCCGGCCTGATCCTGCTGTCACATTTTATGGAGCGCCGCGCAAAGCTGGCGCAGAAGGAATCCAATGAGCAAACCTGAGACCGTTCCCGCCAAAGCGGGAACCCACATTCCTGTGCACGCGGGAATCAGCGCCGGCGCGCCGGTGGCCACCTTCGAGGGCTACGTCGACGGCGAGCCGCTCGTGAAGTGGATCAACCGCGCCAGCATGCCGGCGGCCGGCACCAAGCTGTATGTCGGCGCCACCGCTACCGTCGGGGCGGTGGCCGAGGTGCCGGACCTGGCCGAAGCCGTGCGCAAGCTGGTCAAGGCCAAGGGCCGCTTCCACACCGAGCAGAACTACAAGGAGCTGGCCGACGCGCTGACCCGGTACGACGCGCGCTGCGCCCAAGGAGAGGCCCAAGCGATTCAAACCGAGCAACGCGCAGTGATTGAAGAGGCCGTTCAGGTGTTTGAATCCGGCGCCGCCCACAATCGCAAGGCAGGTCGCAGCGTATTCGCTCACTCTCAGCAGGGTCGGGCTGACCGCCTTCGCGCCATACTCGCCGCCCCAGCCTGCGATGAAGGTGCCATGCGCGACGCCTTCATCGAATGGCACCAGGATACGTTTGGATACTGCTGCGATGACGAAAAGTCCTTCATCGATGGCGATCTGCAAGCGGTGGCCTGGTCGGCATGGCAGGAGGCGCACGCGCGCATCGGCGTGAAGCAGGCGAACGGAGAAATCGCATGAGCCTGGCACCAGACAAGACCGACAGCAACCACCAGATCGTTGTGGGCGGCCAGCGCGTGAGCATGGGGGTGCTGCTCGACCTGCAGCGCGACGCCGCGCGGTACCGGTGGCTGCGCGACAAGGCCGACAGCATGGCGTGCACGGCGGCGCCCATGGTGGCGAGCTTGGCCGAGGATGGGCGGATGGTCGGACTGATCGATGGCGAGGAGCTGGACGCCGCCGTCGACATGGCGATGGCGTGTACATCGCCGCGGCGTGCAAGTGCAACCCAACGCAGCGGCGAGCATATCAGCCAGGAGGAGCAATTTAAGCCGGTGGAAGGGAGTCAGGCATAATGGATACGTTTTTGACAACTGAGGCAGTCATCAAGCTTACCGGCCGCCGGCGGAAGTCGAAGCAGATCGAGGCGCTACGCACGATGGGCCTCCCCTTTTGGATCAACGCCATTGGGGAGCCGGTCGTCACGATCGCCGCTGTGGAGGGGCGCAAAGAAGCGCCGCGCGAGAAGACATGGGTAATGCCGAGGCGGAATGATGGGAAGAAAAAACACGCGTAACCTAAACATGCCGCCGCACATGCATCCGCGGACGCAGCGCAGCGGCAAGGTCTACTACTACATGTACCAGAAGACCGAAGACGGCAAGCGCAAGGAGATCGCGCTTGGCGACGACTTTATCCTGGCGCTGAAGAAGTATGCTGAACTGAACGTGGTGGCCGCGGCCGGCGCCGGCGCCACGTTCTCGGACGTCTACAAGCGGTACCTGGTCGACGCGCTGCCGAAGCTGGCGGCGAGCTCTGCCAGGATGTGGCGATCGGACATCAAGCACCTGCTCGAGTCGTTCGCGGATGCGCCGCTCGGTCAGATCAAGCCGCTGCACATCCGCCAGTTCTTGGATGACCACGCGGACAAGCCGACCACGGCGAATCGGTGTAAGCGCGTGTTCTCGGTCATGTGGAATAAAGCGCGCGGGTGGGGCTATACCGATCTGCCAAACCCATGCGAAGGCATTCAGGGGCATTCCCTCGACAAGCGCACGGTGTACATCACGGACGCCATTTTCAAAGCCGTGTGGGCCGCCGGCAGCGCGCCGGTGCGCGATGCAATGGACTTGGCCTACCTTACTGGCCAGCGACCGGCAGACGCCTTGAAGATGACCGAGCACGACATCATCGATGGACACCTAATCGTCACCCAGGAGAAAACGAAGCAGCCCCTGCGGATCCAGATCGTCGGTGAGCTGGCAGCGCTGCTAGCGCGCATCAAGGTGCGCAAGGCCGGCCACAAGATCACGACCGGCGCGCTGCTGGTCAATCAGAACGGAAAGCGACTTACCGGTCCGGCGCTGCGTGCCCAGTTCGACAAGGCGCGCGACGCTGCGTGCACTGCGGCGCCGGCGATGGCCAAGGACATCACCGACTTCCGCTTCTATGATCTGCGCGCGAAGGCAGCGGATGACACGGCAGACGGCCGGGGTCAAGAAGCAGCGCGCGATTTACTGGGCCACGAGAGCGTACGAACGACACAAAAACACTATTTGCGGCGAGGAAAAATAGTTGGGCCAGTGAAGTGACCTGCCCCGCTTAACCCCAAGTTTATTCCGCCAGTCGCGGTACAAGGGCGGCGACCTGCTGCTTGCCCTGCTCAGGTTGGTACACAAGCCTCGTCATTTTCTCGTCAATTTTTCTGACTACCTGAGCAGTTTTCATCTGACCTCGAATGTACGTCGCACTTATCTCAAGTGCGATGAGCTTGCGCTCACGTGCCGCGCTCCAGATAGCATGCAAAAGATCGGCATCGGAATCGTCATCATCGCTAACGATGACGCTGAACTGCTTGATCCCACGCGCTTCGAGAGAAACCTTAAGTGACCTGTCGCGCGATTCAAGCCCAACAATACGAAATTCAGATGAAAAAACCTTGGCTTCAGCTTTGTCTTTTGCAGCCCGCTGATTGATTTCGTCGATAGCGACTCTGTCGTAATGGGCCTTATTGAGCGTAATTGAGTCCGCATCCTTCGCGCCCTTAATCACAGCCCGGGCGCCTTCCGTGGCGGCCTTCTCGAAGCGCTCGGCTTCTGGAATGCGCGCAGCAAGATCAGCGAACAAGGTCAGCTGGCGTGTCTGCTCTCTCTCTTTCTGCTCATCCGCCGCAGCTTCAATTTTCGCTTTCTCAACGTCAGCGTGAGTCTCATACAGCTTGCTTCCTGACCAGCTGAGTGCGACTACTATGGCGATCACGATGAGGACTGTCCGTCTATGCTCACTCTTCATTTTTACAAATCCGTCGCCAAGCTTAGACCAAAATCCGTCAAGGTTTGCGTCAACCGCTGAACTGCCCTCTCTAACTGCAAATACGAGCTGAAAAGACTCCCGTTCTTCGGCAGTGAGGCGATTGATCTTATCGTCACCATGAAGCGCGAAAGCGGCCGCACGATAAAACTCGTCTTGAAGCTCAGTCAGCGCTCGCGCGAGCTCCCCAGGAATAGTTCCATGGTAAGCGTCCCCTCTGATCGTTGCGTGCAAATTCGCAAGTTCACCTTCAAGCCTGACCTCCGGCCCATCTCCAGTATCTGCGTGCTGGACTAAATACTCAAGCGCATCGTTGACAGTTTGAAGGATTACCGTAGTCAT